GTGGGCCTAAAGCCCACAATCTTGCGGTACCCGAATAACTTAATCTATCACTTGGTTAAGACGTTTTGGTATCGTAAGTCTTCTGCTACTGACACCTCACCACGCCTCCGTTTCTGAAACGGTCTAGCCGTGGGAGTCGTTCCGGCTCCCTGGAGTAGCTATGATGCATAAGTTGCATTACTTGATATCTCTTTGTTCTAGATTAATTTCGACAACATTGATTTATCCAGATTTCAGAATTACATTGCTATTCATCTGCTTATAGATTCAGTTATTGGATCGTAGTAAGTGAGGATTAACAATCCTACTTCCTCCGGGATATGATAAGGCTAAAACAATACAAATCTTGTACTGCAGTAACACTGGTCAAAGTCCCAGCAAGATATCAGTCATTTCAACGACTGATGCCTGTTGATCGTATAACTCGCGATCTAAAACAAAGATATATACATTTAAGACCAGAAGTTACTGGCCACATATTAATCAAATGATATTTACACTAGTACTTTTAACTTCAGGATTATCGCTGATTGTTCACCTAGGCCTACAAGAATATGTAGTTAAGGCGATGGGACTCCCATTGAATTATTACATTGCAATGACAGCCTCGTTGATAATCATCCGTATAGCACTGTGGTTATATCGATTTGTTCCTATGTTCAAAAGATTGTTCTTGCGAACAGAGAATCTTCTTAATCGTTACGAAAGTAGAATTGATAGCCAAAGTATTGCTAAAAACAATGCTTTCGGTAATTCAAAACGAAGATATACTACAAGCACCAAAAGTGCAAGTAGTGGGGTAAGTGATAACAAACCCCTCTCATCTGTTGATAAATTATATAAATTTGCATCATACATTAAGTATGATGTCAGAAGACAATGTAACTTCGTCATAGCCGAATTTCGGCCTATGTTCGAAGGTCTGAAAAGATTCTATAACAACTCCATTAATATATCTCTATATGTTATGGATATGGTAAATTCATCTATAATTAATATCTTCTCTTGGTCTGACGGTTACCGAAAGGTTTCTGAAAGAAAGAGTTGGATTAAAGATAATGAGTTTTCCAAGTACGTTGCTATAGTGTCATGGATAACTGATAGCAAGGAGCTTAAACCTTCTTATAATCTATTGATTGCAAGAATCCGTAAGTTAGTAAAATCAAACTCTAGTACGTGGGCTTTTGCCTACTACAAAGAGGTGATGAGATTAACTGTTCGGGCATTGGCAGGTACACCTGAATTGGTATCTTTTGATAATCCAATCCGGGTCGGTAGAGACCTTTATGGTTTGCCGCTTAATATTCCCCTTTATTTAAGGGTGGAGCTTAGAAAGTATATTGACCATGCAAATGGTAAATCTCCTTTCTCTGCTGTTCCATATATTGTTACTGGACATCTTACTGATGCCGCAGTTGCTGCTTTCGCAGCTCAACAAGAAATGGGACCACCTTTCAATAAAAAGAATATTGTAGGTATCTTAACGATGTTGAGTATCTATAGAGTTTTCAAAACAAAAGTGAAACCTAGTTTTAGTACTATAACGGACCCTTTTACAGGGTTTGTTAGGTCTATTCCTAATTCACTTATTGTAAAAGCTTTGAAAGAAATATATCCGAGAGGGATTTCCTTATCAATAGGAAAATTTTCTCCTTTTATTTCACAGAGTGCAGGTCCAAATGGTAAACTAGCATTGTGGTCGGCTGGAATTGATGCATTAGCATTTCTTCATAGTCCGAAAACAATGGTTTGTTTAATCAGATGGATGTATTCGCAAAAAGCATACTTTTATATATGTTGGTTCTTAATTATTAATATAATTTTTGGACCAATATATCTGTTCGCATATGGATTCTTTAATGTGGTTTTAATGAGAGTTTCCAGATTAATTTCTGGAGTATTAGATTGGTTTGGTAAAACGACTGGCCTTAGTGATTCACTAGGTCAGAGATTTTCTCATTCCTTCTTTTACTTTTTCTATCATTTCTTCCAGTATATAAGGATTCATATTGGATCAGGTAGAGGCTCTAACGATTCCCTTACCCTAGGTAAGTTAGGAGTTGTTTATGATCAAGCCGGTAAAGCTAGAGTTGTAGCCGCCACAAATTGGTGGATACAGTCTAGTTTAAGCGGGCTTCATCAGTCAATTTTCAAAATGTTAAGAAACGTCCCTTTTGATGGTACTTTTGATCAAGATGCATGCTTTGAGAGATTCGTCTCTAAAGTATACAACAACTCAGTAATGAGTGGTTTTGATCTAAGTGCAGCAACGGACAGATTGCCAATTGAACTTCAACAACACGTGCTTGACGCATGTGGAGTTAACGGTCAGTTATGGCGGGATCTTTTGGATATCTCTTGGTGGGCTCCTCTAAATGAGGACTCTCCATTTATCAGATACTCTGTGGGACAACCCATGGGGGCTCTGTCATCCTGGGCAATGTTGGCTTTAACACACCATGTTATTGTTAATGTTGCTAAAATTGAATCCGGAATTTATGGAGATGTTAATTATGCTGTTCTTGGTGACGATTTTGTTATAAATAACGAAATAGTCGCCTCGAAGTATCTTGACATCATGTCTGCTTTAGGCCTTGAAATTAAATTATCAAAATCAGTTATATCTAATAGATTTACTGAGTTTGCTAAGAAATTAAAAGGACCTCAAGTAGATTTTACTCCAATAGGACCGGGTGCGATTTTGTCAGCGTGCAGATCTGGTTACATGATACCTGCTGTCTTTATGTCAGCAATAGGTTCTGTTATTACTTCACCGCAAGAGGTTCTAGATCTAGTTAATAAAGTTCCTTCGGGAATTGTCGCGAGACAAGACCTTGGAAACTTTATGGCACTAGTTTTATGGCAGATGTTCAATGCTAAAGGAAGTATGACCCGTTATGTTAACAGAGTAGGTAGCGATGTATCATCACTACTGACCCTGAATTCTAACATATGGCTCGATACCGCCTCCTCAATATACATTCATATTTTTGATTCTATGACGAATCTCTATACGAAAGATATGAGAACGCAAATCGCTGCAAGTCATTTACCTATGGTAAACATTATTTATAATGTCGTCCCATTATTGGTAAGTAACTCTTTTACACTAAGGGTTCTAGAAACCCTTATGAAGCCATTTAATCCTGGCTTCTGGATTTACTTAAAAGATGCCTTCATCGCTCCAATCAAACTTGACGAAACATGAACTAAGACTTTTACGGATTTACCGTATGATCTTACTTATGATGATTCACCCAATGCTTATTGGGCTAACATCATATTCATGATGGAGTCAGACCGAAGAGCAAGTCTCCTGGAGCTTAAGTTCACTAAAAGTGAAGCAAAAGCTACCGGGAAATACTACAACGATCTTGTTAAAGATATGAAACGCCGATTTGAGAAATCTCTCAAATACGAGTACCATGTAAATTGGTATGAAGTAGGCTATTAAGATTTAACTCTAAGTTGAGGAAGTCCATAGTGTGGTTACACTTACGTACCCCGCGGAGATCAAGAGTGGGAGATCTCT